TCTCTCAACTTCCAAGACCTTATCCGCCGCACGAATCAAGTCACTTCGCCTAGCGTGGGGTACTGATGTCGCTCGTTACCGTACTGATGGGGATTCCGCTCAAAGGGACACGGATCAGCCGTACCTTGGATAGAGCCGGTATCGAAGCGTCGATCATCCTTGACGCCACCGTGAAGGAAAGCTTCTCGGCGCCGTCAGAGGTCACGCAGCATCCGGTGGAGGAAGGTCCGGACATCTCGGACCACATCATCCTTCGCCCGCAGAAGCTGACTATCGAAGGCATCATCACCGAAACGCCGTTCAGCCTTCGCAGCCAGGCTGCCGGCATTGCGTCTACCGTGGCGTCTCAGATCGGTATGGGACTCGGTAAGGCGGCAGGAAACAACTCGTCATACAGGAACGTACTTGGTGGGCCAGGCAACGGTGGTGCCATAGGCGGTGCCGCACTTACTGCTGTCGCTGCCAAGTCCCTGGCCGGCGTTCTATCGCCATCGTCCGTTACAGGCAAGCGCCTTAGCGAAGACGACGCTAACGAGATCATCGACGAGGACACAGGTCTAAGACGTAGCGACGTGAAGCTTCCGACAGACAACGTTCGTCTGCGTGACGCCGTTGACGAGTTCATGCTGATCAGAGCGTCTCGCGCTCCAGTCAACATCATCACTGGGCTTCGGAAGTATCAGAACTTCGTGATGACTGGCTTCGACGTCACCAGAGAGACGGTGATCGGGAAGACTCTGCGTGTCGTTCTCGAGTTCCAAGAAGTCCAGTTCGCTGTGATCGGAGCAGAGATCGCCTTTACCCCTGCGGTGAAAAAGGCGCTTCCGAAGACCGAGCAAGGCCGGAAGTCTCCTGAATCTGTGACCGGGGATAAAGAGAAGAACGGCTCTATCCTTTACGAAAACTTCGGCGGCCGTTTCGAGTAGGACACCCATGGCGATCAAGCAAATCCCGGTAACGAACTCGAACATCGACCACCAGTTCTCGATGGAGCTGGAGCGGGTAGTCTACGTCTTCCGGATCAAGTGGAACTTCCGAGCCGAGCGCTGGGTCATGGACCTTCTGGCGGAGGACTCGACGCCGCTTCTAACAGGGCTTCCGCTCGTTACTAGTTGGCCACTGCTCGCGAAGTTCAACGACATCCGGCTTCCTCCCGGAGAGCTGTTCGTTTTCGACAGTACAAACCTGAACTCTGAACCTGGCGAAGAGTCCTTCGGAGTAACGCACTTCCTGCTCTACAGAGAGTCCACCACCTAATGGCGTTTGACGACGGCTTACAATTTAACCGGAACTACAGCCTCGCCATCGGTGCGGCTAGTCCGATCCATTTCGGTAGGCTGATCGATAACCTGCGCGTCACGTTCGACATCTCCAAATCGCTCGAGCAGTTCCCGAACACGGCGACGTTCGACGTCTACAACCTCAGCTTCAACTCCCGGAAGCAGCTCGAGGAGACTGTCCGGGACGTCGCGAAGGAGCCGCGCGACCGTGGCATCATCGTTCCGTCTCTCCAGTTTCAGGCAGGCTACCGGGACAACATCAAGAACATCTTCACTGGCAACATCACGAGTCTGACGACCAGAAAAGAAGGTCCGGACATCGTCACGACGTTCGAGGCTGGTGACGGCATCGCGCCGTTCAAAGATACGAAGCTGGACATCTCGTTCAAGCCAGGCGCTACCGCAGCAGAGATCGTCAACGAGATCCTTATCTCGATGGGGCTGACCAACGGCGCGATTGTCGGATTCAATCCGGCTGACCAGTATCTTCAGGGTCTGACGTTGACTGGATCAGCGAAAGACCACCTGACGAAAGTGCTGAAGAAGCAAGGTCTCGAGTGGTCGATCCAAGACAACCAAGTCCAGATCCTTAAGCCTAGAGAGACGACGCCAGATACGGCGCTGATCCTCAACAGGGCTAGTGGCCTTATCGGTACGCCGTTCCGGACTCAGTACCTGAGCAATGGCCCTACGGACACGAAGAGCAGCAAGGATTTCGCTGCTGGTGTCCATGCTACGGCTCTGCTCAATCCGGACATCAGACCTGGACGAGTCATCCTGCTGAGTAACTCTATCAGCGTCTCCAGCACGTCGATCAAGACGAGTAAGACGATCTACGATCTATTCCGTGTCGTGAAGCTTCGCCACTACGGCGATACGCACGGAAACCCTTGGTACACCGACATCATTGCGGAGTAAAGCAGTGTCCTCCCAGACACCATCAGCAAGCCTTGAACGCACTATCGACGAAGCGGTAGAGCGCAGGCTGTCTGACGTTCACACCTTCCTACCAGGCAAGGTGGTGTCGGTGGATGTAACGCTCGGACTCTGCGCTGTACAGCCTCTCCTGAAACGGAAGTACGTTGACGGCGAAGTCGTAGAGATCCCGGTCATCAGCAACGTCCCGATCATGAACTACCGCGCGGGGGACGCCTTCATCTCGCTGCCGCTCAAGCGCGGTGACTACGTTGGGCTGCTCTTCAGCGAGCGCTCTCTAGACATCTGGCTTGCGACTGGTGGGACGGTAGACCCGAAAGACCCGCGCAAGTTCGACATCTCTGACGCTGTCGCCTACCCAGGGATCTACCCGTTCTCGATGCCACCTGTGGGCGCCGATGCCGACAACATCGTCATCCGGAACGGACTCGGTAGTCTCGAGATCACGCCTCTCGGGAAGTTCCTGTTCCAGGGCTCCATCTTCAACATCGTCGATACGTTGATTAGCTTAGTGGAAGTACTCCAGGCAGGCACGGTGGCTGATCCGGTGTCCGGCGCTAACCCGTTCACGGCAGCCACCATCGCCTTGTTCGAGAACGTGAAGCTACAGCTCCAGAGTCTCAAGAAGTAGGAAGCCATGGCTCTAAACGCAACAACGACAGCAACAGCCATTGTAGACGCGATCCACGCCGTCAAGCCGATGTCCGACGAAGAAAAGGCTGCTGCTAACACCATGTGGGGCGCTATCGTCGGAGCACTCTACACGCGCATCAAGGCTGACATGGTCGTAGCCTCCGCTGTCGCCAGCGTCTCCGGCGTGACGACTGGTGTTGGCGTCTCCGGGCCAGGTACCGCCACTAGTAGCTCCATCACCTAAAGAGGCGCCGCCGTATGCCGCTAGTTGACCTAGGTCTAGACGACGACACAGGGGATCTTGGTGACCTCAACGGCGACATTGCGCTTGCGACGGGTGACGTGGCCATCGGCCAGTACCTGAAGCAGCGTCTCCGGCTTTTCCTTACAGAGTGGTTCCTAGCAGAGAACGCAGGCATCCCGTTCCACGACGAAGTCTTCGTCAAGAACCCGCGCCTTCTCGTCATCGACGCCTTGTTCAAAAACGAGATCTTATCGGCGCCTGGCGTAGTGGAGCTAGTCCGCTTCGGCATGGCGCTCGACGGCCGTTCTCGTGTGCTCACCCTGGACTTTGAAGTCAGGACCGAGAACGGAGTCTTCCTCGAGATCAGCGAAGACATCGGGCCAGGCGTAATCAATCCATTCCCAGATGGGGGAAGCGGGGGCGGTGTGGCAGGCAAAAACCTTCTGGTGGAATTCATCAACGAGACCACCAAGGACATCAACGTAGCAGTGTACGACTTTGACGCGCAGATGTGCGACGTAACTGTCCTCGATGTCGCGAACGACTACCGCCCGGCAGAAGTGGACATCTCGGCGCCAACAACGTCCACCATCAGGCTCACGTCAGGTACGTCGATCTCGAAAGTGTTTCGTGTTCTTATTACGCCTACGGAGGATTGAGATGTTTAGGTGGTACGTCGCTTTCCTATTGTCCTTCTTCGCAGCGTACACAGCGACTGCCGATGTAGTCGTTCCGTCTACAGCGAAACAGCAGTTCGTCGGCACCGACATGAACAGGAATTCGATCTACAAGGTCGGAAGCCTGTACATGGCGGACAGCTCCGGGAACACCATCAGGGTCATGGCGCCCAGTGTCTCGAACGACCTCTACACCTGGAAGTTCCCCGGCTCTGACGGTGACGCCGACCAGTGCCTTGTTACGGACGGAGACGGAAACCTTAGCTGGGCTTCCACTCTCCAGACCGGTAACGAAAGCATCGTCAACGCTGACATCAGCCCGACAGCTGAAATTGAATACGGAAAGCTGGATCTGACCGGCGAGATCGTTAACGCCGATATCAACGCCAGCGCGGCTATCGCCTACAGCAAGCTGAACCTCGGCACCAGCATCCTCAACAGCGACATCAATGCCAGCGCGGCTATCGCCTACAGCAAGTTGAACCTCGGTACCAGCATCCTCAACAGCGACATCAACGCCAGCGCGGCTATCGCCTACAGCAAGCTGAACCTGTCTGGCGCCATCCTCAACGCGGATATAGCGAGCGGCGCAGCTATCGCCTACAGCAAGCTGAACCTGGCCAGCAGCGTAGCGACATCGGATCTTGCGTCTGGGTTACTCGTACCGGCGAGCAAAGGCGGTACCGGCGTCTCCAACAACGACGCAGCGACTTTGACGCGAAGCGGTAACCACGCTTTGACGCTGACCACAAATGGCACGACTGGTGTCACGTTGCCAACAACGGGGACGCTGGCAACACTCGCCGGAACGGAAAGCCTTAGCAATAAGAAGCTGATCGTCGCTAACGGCGCCGTGATCGCTGAGTCAGCAAGCGGCACCGGGCGCCAACTCAAAATGAACTGGGCGGGTAGCGTTGACAACAAAGCTGCGACGTTTAACTTCCAGCAGGCGGATAACGCCACCTACAACTTCCCGGATGTGTCCGGGACTCTGGCGACTACAAATCAGCAAGAGACGTTCACGAACAAGACGCTGACCGCAGCGACCCTCAACGACTATGTAGACGTTAACGAAGAGTCAGCTCCGTCTTCCCCGGCTGCCGGCGCAGTTCGCCTATACGCGAAGTCTGATAAGAAGCTGTACACGAAAAATAGCGATGGCTCCGAAGCCGAACTCGGCGCAGGCGCTGGCGGCGCAGGCGAGCTAAACCTTATCGGTAACCCGTCAGATTCCGGAAACTGGTCGGTAACGGGATGGCCCGGCGGCACATCCGGTGGCGTGGTGACGCACTCGACTACAGGCGAACTGCCTCTAGAAGGGATCATCGATACTGCACTTGCCATCTATTCGGATGCCTCTGCTGCTGCTGAGACGTCTGAATACGTCAGCTATGCCTTCACCACGCCTCCCGGTCTTGGCGTCAAGCTGAAGGTAGAGTTTTACATCTTCCCGACGGCTATCACTCACTTGAACAACGAGTGGACGGTCTCCGTCTACAACACTGCGGGTCCTACGCGTCAGCCGCTAAGCACGGATAACAGTACTCCGCTGACCTACGTCCCACCGATGAACGGCAAGTTCACTACGACGTTCGACGCAGCCCCGTCTACGAGCTACACGCTTAGGTTTGCTCGGCCGACAAACGCCGCTGGTAACGGCGGACCATTGGTGGTGTCCAACATCATCGTCGGGCCGGGCATCCAGCCTCAAGGCGCTGTGATTGGCCCGGTGGTGTCGTTCACGCCAACTGCATCTACGACCTTCATCAGCGGCGGCACAGTCACGCCTACTGGCAAGTGGTGGCGTGAAGGCCAGTTCATGTGGATCGACTACGAGCTGGCATTTGGTGGCGCCGCTGGTTCCGGAAACCTCGTGCTGAACCTCCCCAGTGGTTACACCATTGACACCACGGCGATTAACTCGACGACCAGCCGAATCGTCCTCAGCGTAGACGGCATGGCGTGGGATGGCGTCTCAGCACAGCACGACGTCTACGCTTCCTACAACAGCACGACGAACGTGACTGTTAGGACTCGCTCCGGGGGCAGTGACGCCATCGTCACGTCAGCAGGTCCGTTCACGTTTAACAGTGGCGACTATCTGTGGCTGCGTTGCAAGGTTCCTATCGCGGCATGGGCCGGGTCTGGCACAACCAATCTCGCGCAGAACGATGTTCAGTACTTAGCCTGGGACGGTTCCGCAACAACATACGGGCCGGCTGGCGCAGTCATGCCGACCATCGCTGCTTCAGCGACCAACACCCTGACGACGCATACGCTCACTCCGATATACCCGGTTCAGGCTAGCGACTCTATGTGGGTGGAGTACCAGAAAGCAGGCGCAGGGCCTTGGGCTCCTGTGGCTACTGGTGGCGAATACGACTACACCACGCTGCTACGGCAAAACACGGGGTCGGGCGCTCGGTACTACGGTATCGGCCTTGGGCCTACGTCAGGAGCGTCTACTCTACGAGTAGTTTTCGGGAATGCAGGCGCGCAGACGACTGGAACATCTTACGGCGCTACCGGGTCAAGCTTCCCGACTGCGGCTGGAGACCGCTATCGCGTTGTCGTTGCAAAGAGCGGCCAAGCTGTCAGCTTCGGCGCTGCAACAGCTACTGCCTCTGGACTTGTTTCGTCGACGGCGCAAACATTCGGTGGCGCTAAAACTTTTAACGGAGCTATCGCTGCTAGCGGTGGCTTCGCTGCTGACACTGGCGCTTACGCCACTGTCTCAGCCCCAGGCATTGTGTCTACGACCACGCAAACGTTTAACGGCGCAAAGACCTTTGACGACGGATTTAGCGCAGGCGCGGGAGAGACGATCACCTATACAGGCGTCTATGAAGCTAGCCACACTTTCACCGATGGCGGCACTTGGTCTAAGAGCGGGCTAGTTAGCGCGCGGCGATTCGGCGACATGGTCTTTCTCTCAATCCGGGCTCTCGGTTCAGGCGCGTCAGCGTCCTCTACAGACATTGCTACGGCGGCTAACCTGCCGTCAGGATCAGGTATGAGACCATCCGGCACTAGGGCGTTCCACACGGTGTTTTACGACAACGGCGCCTACATCGAAGGCGTTGTACAGATTAACGCCTCTGGACAGATCAAATTTTTAAAGGGCCTGTCCGGCGGGTCCAACGCTTGGACGGCCTCAGGTACTAAAGGCATCATCCGGGATCAGATGCTGATTTACTCGATCAACTAGTCGTTACGAAAAGGCGGGACAGCGAATGGCCGGATTGACCGAAGCAGGGTTTGAGAAGAAGACACTCGCCGAGATCAAAACAGAACTGGAAGACATGTTCCGGACTCTGTTTGGCCCGTTCATTAACCTGCTGCCTGGATCGGTCTTCACCACGCTGATCGGTATTTTTGCCGACCGCCTGAGCGAAGTCTGGGACGTGATGGAGGAGACGTACAACTCCGCTTACCCGGACACGGCGCAAGGCGTCAGCCTTGATCAGATCGGCGCCATCAACAACATCCCGCGCCTTGGTGCCACACGCTCGACGGCTACTGGTGTCCTGCTCTTCGGCGACGTCGGCACTAACGTAACGACCAGCCTTCAGGTCTCCGTTCAAGGAAACCCAACGTCAGTCTTCAGCCCTGACAATGACGTGACCCTCGTTGCCGGCGCGAACTCTATCCAGACTCTTGAGTTCAGCGCAGCACCAGATGCTGGGACTTTCACTCTGTCGTTCGGCGACGAGACTACGCCTGCGCTTACGCATACGGCCGATAACGAAGACATCCAAGACGCGCTTAACGACTTCGACGCTCTATCTGGTGTTGTCGTTACCGGTAACTATGCGAGTGGTTTTGACATCGAGTTCGATGAACTTGACGGCCTTCAAGAGCAGACGTCGATTACCTGCGAGAGTAACTTAACGGCTTCCGCTGTGCCTGTGACTCCGACCGTTACTCAAACGCAGGTAGGTGTCCCGCAAGGCCAGGTCAACATGACAGCGACAGCGACTGGCCCGAAAGACGCTCCGTCTGGCACCATCAACGTCATCGATACCCCGGTTTCCGGTCTGACGCGGGTCACCAATCCTGTGGACGCGGAGGCTGGAAGAAACCGGGAGACTGACGCCGAGTACAGGACTCGTCGTGGTATTTCGCTTTCGATCTCCGGGAGCACGTCTGTCGATGCCATCCGGGCGAAGCTTCTGGCGCTTGACGACGTGACGGCTGTGGCCGTGCTCGAGAACGTCGAGATCACCGAGGTAGACGGGCGCCCTGCCAAGTCCTTTGAGGCGATCATCGACGGCGGTAACGAAGAAGAGATCGCTCAGACGATCTGGGACAACAAGCCAGCGGGTATCAAGGCCTACGGGAATACGTCGCAAGAGATCGCTGACTCGCTCGGACAGGCGCAAGAGATAAGTTTCTCGCGCGCTGTCGATGTACCGATCTTCCTCTCTATCGACCTAGAGACGGACAACGCGTTCCCTGCGAACGGCGCAGACACAGTGCTAGAGGCGATCCTCGACTACGCCGATACGATGACTATCGGACAAGACGTCGTCGTGTACCCTACGCTTATCGCTCAGCTCGCTACTGTCCCGGGCATCATCGACATCACCATCCGGATTGACACTTCGGCTGTCTCCACGACTCCAGGCGCTGCGGCTGTAGACGACAACGTTAGCATCGGCTACGCGGAAAAAGCGGAGTTCTCTGCTCCGAACATCAACATCAACGAGGTCTAAAGCCGATGGCCTTTGAAGAAGATGACGAGCATGTAGTCAAGGCTCTGGACCGGCTGCCAGAGCAGTACCGAGGGAAGGAGCGGCTGTCAGCGATGATCGCCGTTCTCGGTAACCACACGCAGATCATGGAGAGCGTCTTAGCCGACGTCCAGTCTGGGCGCGCAATGGACTCAGCAGTCGGCGCGCAGCTAGACGGCCTAGGACAGATTGTCGGTCTCGAGCGAGTGGCCGGTCAAAGCGACGAAGACTACCGGGAACTTCTCTACATCCAAGTCATTCAGAACAATAACAGGGGCACTCCTGAAGAGATTATCGCTGCTGCAAAATTCTTCATCGGTACGACCGAGCTGACCTACTATGAGCTGTACCCCGCAGCAGTCAGTATCTTCGCGCCGAACACGCTCACGACGGACGAGCAAGAGGTAGCCGGCGCGAAGATTCGGGCGCTCATGCCGGCTGGCGTAAAGCTTGCCGAGTTCGGGCATTACGACGCTGACGCTTTCCTATTCGACGAAGAGCCAGGTCTCGGTGACACGGATGACATTAACGTTGGCGGACTTCTCGCTGATCTCTATCCCTAAAGGAATTTTGCGATGGCTACACGTCCTTCAGAAGCTACTCCCGGCTGGGCGCCTGCTGACGTAGCGGATCGGGTAGAGCCGGACGGCGCACGAAAGCTGTCAGGTTACGCGCCAGGCGAGCCTCTGCCAGCGCAGATCCTGAACTGGCTTCTTTACAGTATCAGCCTGTGGCTGGCATACTTTGCTGGCTTCAACGAAAAAGTGAACGTCACTGGAACACGGCCTATCACAGCGGCTGATGACGGACGCCTCCTACGTCTGGATAGCTCTGGCGGCGCGTTCAACCTTACGCTCCCAGACCCAACGACGGTGTCTGGACTAAGGCTACAGCTGAAAGACATCGGTGGTGTTCTATCCACCCACGCTGTCACTCTTGTCAGGTTCGGCTCTGAGCAAATCGAAGGCCTAGCGGCAAACTTCGTTCTAGACGCGAACAGAGGGACCTGGGTCCTCTACTGCAACGGCACCGGCTACGAATTCCACTAGACGAGGCGTAACGTGGGACGAAATTTTGTTCGGAAGATCTTCACGGTAGACGGCTCATGGGTTTGCCCTGCCGGTGTCACCAGCGTTAGGGCTGTTGCGCTCGCAACGAACAACCTCCGCATAGCCGGCAAAGGGAACGCTCTCGTAGGGCTTACGAGCCTGGGGGCTGCTTACGCGGTGGGGGCGAACTCCTTCGGGCAGCTCGGGGATGTCTCGATCACGTCTAAGTCCGCCCCAGTCGAAGTAGTCGGCGGGAAAGTACTTAGATCGCTATCGGCACGGAACCATGTCGTCGGCCTCGACGGAGAAGGTCTCGCCTGGGCCTGGGGCGCTAACGCGGCTGGTCAGCTAGGGGACGGCTCCATTACGCTTAGGTCATCCCCGGTAGCCGTGGCTGGTGGCCGGCACTTCCGTTGCGTCTCTGCCGGCGAGCAGCACACAGCAGCCATCCGGATGGACGGAATAGCGTTCTGCTGGGGACTCAATTCGCTTGCCAACAGCATCCCCGGTGGAGCATTGGGCACCAACAACGTTACCGACCGGTCCTCGCCTGTTGCCGTAACCGGTAGCTACACGTTCAAACAGATTAGCGCTGGCAAGCGCTCGACCATCGCTCTTACCACCGCTGGAGCTGCGTACACCTGGGGTGGGAACGCTGGCGAGTTCGATGCTTCTGGCCAATTAGGAGACGGGACGACGAACCCGCGTTCGTCGCCTGTAGCGGTAATCGGTGGGCGGACGTTCGTTCAAGTAAGCATGGGGGACACCCATGCTGCCGCGATCGATTCGAACGGCGCAGCTTACTGCTGGGGCGAAGGGACCAACGGCCAGCTAGGTACCGGAAACACGACCTACAGGTCTTCCCCGGTCGCTGTAATTGGCGGGAAGGTGTTCACTAAGATCCACGCCGGCCAGTACCGTACTTTAGCGATCGATACGGCTGGCGCTGTCTGGGCCTGGGGTTTTAACGGCGGCGGCCAACTTGGTGACGGGACGATCACGCAGCGGTCTTCGCCTGTCGCAGTAATCGGTGGACGTGTGTTCACTGACGTGTTTTCAGGAGTTCGTCCAAGCGGCGGCATCACGACGGAAGGTGAAGCCTACGCTTGGGGCGACAACACAGACGGCGCTCTGGGTACTTCATCGCAGACGAATCGGTCGTCCCCTGTACTCGTTCTGGGCGGAAGAGTCTGGAACACGCGCAACACAGAAGTCCTAGGCTCTACTGTGCTGACCGTTGTCCCTGGCACCACCTACCCAGTGGTGCTGTTCAGCGAGACAGTGCGCCTAGGGATTGAGACGGTGAGTCCTTCATACGGGACACCGTCGAGCCTTGTGCTCGAATACTTCATCTAAGGGGAGCAACGATGCCATCAGCAGAGCAGCTCGCAGCGCTAAAAGAACTCATCATGCCGGTACTCGGTACGATCTCGGCGCTGGTCACTGCTCTGCTGGCCTTCTACCAGAGCAAGTGCCGGCGGGATCTCGACATCGCCTACGGTGAAATCCGTTTCCTCAAGACTGGCAAACGCACTGTCAGAAAGCCGGGTCAGATCCTCAGGAAGAAGAAAGACCGGGAAATGGTCGAAGCGCCCGAAGGCATCAAGGATCACGACCAAAGCGCTTAAAGGCTTGCGGTAAAACGACATCCCCACTAGACCTTTCTGTAAAGAAAATCTAGTGGGGATGTTCCGTTGAAAAACGTGTTCGTACTGCGGGTCAACGACTACCGCCCGGACCTCTGCCGCTACACCATCCCGACCGTCAAGCTGTGGGCGAGTCGCATAGGCGCGCGCTACACCGAGATCACGACGCGCGTCTTCCCCGAATGGCCGGTCACCTACGAGAAGCTTCAGGTTCACCGGCTTGGCGTTGGTGCCGACTGGAACATTCTCGTGGACGCTGACTTCATGCTCCATCCGGAGCTACCGGACTTCACTGAGACGCTTGACCGTAACACCGTAGGGATGCACTACGGCTTCAACGCTTCGACGATGTTCATGAACGACATCTACTTCGAGCGCGACGGTAGGGACCTTGGCATCGCTGGCGGCTTTGTCATCACGTCCCGGCTGACCCACGACCTCTGGACTCCGCTCGAGTTCGACTGGCAGACGGCGCGGCAGAGGCTGCGCCGAGAGTTCATCGTTGACGAGTACTGCCTGTCGCGGAACTTGGCGAAGTTCGGCCTCTACCACTCAGGCGTGGAGCGCGGACCAGAGATCGCCGAGAAGATGATCCACATCGGCAACGAAGAGAAGACCGACACAGAGCGCGCCTTAGACGTAGAGACCGCAAGACGCATTTACCTAGACTGGTTCGGACGGGAGCCCGAAGAATGAAACTTGCCGTGGTGACACTTTGCGAAGGCGAACTCTACGAAAAGGTCGCTGAGATCTCGCATCCAACGATAAGGGCATACGCCAAGAAGATCGGCGCTATCTTCCACACCATCAAGGGGCAGGGTAACCACATCAGCATGGGCTGGCGGAAGCTAGACCTACCGGCGATGCTCAGGGACTTCGACCGAGTCCTCTACGTTGACACCGACATCCTGATCTCGCCTGACGCTCCGAACATCTTCGACATCGTTCCGCCGACCCACGTCGGCTTGTTCGATGAAGGCCAACTTGTAGACCGGCGACCGGCTAAGCAGGCGCTAAGTCAGAACCCGGCCTTCTGCGGCGACACGACCTACTACAACACCGGAGTCATGGTCTTCTCGAAGCAGCACGTCAACGAGCTGTTCTTTGCTCCAGCAAAGGAGGTAGACAACTTCTACGAGCAGACACACTTAAACTTCAACATCCACAGGTTTAACATTCCGGTGGCGAAGCTGCCGTACCGTTTCAACCGGATGCTGATGGTTGGCCCGATCACTGGTGAAGTACGGCTCGACTCCTTCTTCCTCCATTTCGCCGGCCAGTTCTCCCACACCGACAAGACGATCATCGACATGACCTTAAGCGTCATGGCTGAAGACGTAGAGACCTGGGCGCGCGGAGACTGGAGTAAAGCGCGGAACATCTATGTCGAAGTAGGCGGCGGACTTGGCGATGTAGTCGCCAACGAGCCGGTAGTCCGCTACCTCGCCGAGACTCTCTACAAGGGTGACCACGTTGTCGTGAAGACCGACTACCCAGCGGTCTTCACGCATCTTGAAGCTATCGTCCTAGGGCCTGGGCAGACGACAGCAGACCTTGGGCACTACCGCATAAATCTGCTGCCGAAACCCGGCGACATCTCGGAGAACCTGATCACGCACTCGCTGTGCCACCCAACTGACTATGCTTCGATCATGGCGTTCCGAGGTCAGCTCCCACCGTCTAAAAAGACGATCAGGCTATACGCGAAAGAGATGCAACTCAGCTTCAAGAAGACTCCAGTGGCTGTCCACGCCGGCAGAGGCTGGCCGTCAAAAACCTTTCCACGCCAATGGTGGCAGGACGTCATAGACGGATTGATCAGCTATGGCTTGCTGCCTGTGCTGATCGGCCATACATCAGCTGACGGGACTCAAGGCACAGTGAAGGGCTTAAGCGCTGAAGGCTGCTTTGACCTTAGAGAGCAGCTATCGCTTCCGGAGCTGTTCGGCATCATCAAGCAGTGCCCCGTTCTTCTGACCAACGACAGCGCTCCGCTTCACATTGCAGGCGCCTTCGACAACTTCATTTGCTACCTGGCGACATGCAAAGCCTGGCATTTGATCGCTCCGTACCGCCACCAGAGTCAGCTCTATAAGACGAAGAACCTAGCGAAGGGCCTGATACCGAGAAGGTCGGAGCCGAACCAGCTCGACCCGGTCAGGCTCGACCACTGTTCCGAAGAAGAACTCGCAGCCTGCCTGCCTTCGCCTGGCGAAGTGGCCAGCGAAATTGCCATGGTTGCAAGCCACGAAGTCGGAGCGTAACGCTATGATAGAAGACCTGATGCCAACGCCGAAAATCAATCCGTTCGACAGCCGTAACCACAGGAACGTGGTGGCGTCTGTGCCGGCGCAGTTCATTCCGTCCTACAACATCGGCGAAGCTTTCAAAGCAGGCACAGCCAACAGCTTCATGGTGAACTCCTGGGGCGGACTCGGTGACCAGATCTGCGCCGAGCCAGCAATCCGTTTCGGGATGCGTACCTTCAAAGGCGTCTCGTGGCATCTCGCTGGACGCTGCCCATCGATCTATAGCCACCTGAAATGGGACAGCGTTACTGACACGCGGAAGAAGGAGCCAGACTGGAACTCGCACCTTGTCTTTCAGACCATCGTCTCGCCAGACCACCTGATGTGGGAATTTTTCTCGCACCTTCTCGTGCAAGCTGTGGACTACGCCTCCATGTGCATGTTCCGGATGGCGCTCCCCGTCGCCGACAAAGAGATCCAGCTCCCAGACTTCAAGACCGGGAACGCCGATGTAGAGCGTGTGCTCGCGCTCCGTCATAGCTCTGTCGTCATCCACGCGGGGAAATCTTGGCCGTCGAAGACGTTCCCAAAGGCGTGGTGGGACGAAGTCGTGAAGGCTCTCACGGCAAAGAACTTCACTCCAGTCTTAGTCGGTGCCTCTGTGAAGGGTGACGTCGGTTTCGTTGACGTTGATCCAGCTGGGTGTATTGACCTCAGAGACAGACTCAGCATCCCCGAATTCATCGAGCTGCTGAAAGGCTGTAAGCTGCTCCTGTCGAACGACTCCAGCCCTATCCATGCTGCTGCTGCCGGCGATGCCTTCATCGGGATGATCGCCACCTGCAAGCATCCGGACTTCATCACGCACTGGCGCCAAGGGAAGTTCGGTTACAAGACAAAGAACTTCGGCCTGGACGGCGCCTGGAACTACGACAACTACTCGCCGGCTCAGGAGGAAGGGTCTTTCTGCGACAATCTGCCAGCTGGCGTTATGGAGAAGATCCTACCTGAGCCGGCGCGCATCGCTGCCGAGTACGAAACGCTGACCCGGATGTGGTACCCTTGATGTATCTTTACATAAAGGGTAACCCGCATGACTCCCGTCGAATGGGGATACGTCGCTGGCGTTTGCTACGTCGGTATCGAGTACTGGCTTGGCAAGACGAACAAGGTCAAAGCAGGGTCTACGCTCGAGCTAGTGCTAAACGGCGTAAAGACCGTCTGTAGCGTGTTCATGCGTAAGCAGCCTTGAGCCGGATCACGCGCATCGTCATCCACTGCTCGGACTCCCCCGATACGATGAACATCGGAGCGGAGGAAATCCGGAAGTGGCACATGGACCCTCCGCCGAAAGGCCGAGGGTGGTCTGACATCGGCTACCACTACGTCGTGACCCGCAGCGGCACCATCGAAGCCGGGCGCTACCACGACGGGGACAGCATCCTCGAAGGCAGCGAGATCGGCGCCCACGTCGCCGGCCAGAACAAGGACTCGCTGGCGATCTGCTGGGTGGGCCGGACAAAGCCGTCTGCCGCTCAGTACCAGTCGCTGATCGTCCTCGTCTGCCTGCTCTGCGCGTCCCATGGGGTGGCGCTCGAGGGTGTCTACGGACACTACGAGCTAGCGGCCGGAAAGACCTGTCCCAACCTCGATATGGCCAAGGTCCGCCTGGACATCGCAGCTTCGCCCGGATGGCTGGAAACGCCCGCCTAGGCCTCCAGGCGCGATGTTCTTGGTGTACCTCCGGGCGCGCCGTACCGAGCGCAGCAGGAGGACCGGCCACACCGTCGCCAGCGTTAGAAAGACTATGACCGCTATAGCGCCCATAGCCTCTCCAAAGCCGACAAAGAACACGACTATAGAGCTGCTTAGAATGTCAGGCATTTCACGCTTCTGATGTTCTCTAGCTTTACTTCCGAACAGTCGATCACCAGCAGCTCCGGGCCACGCAGCCGGTCAAAGAACGCGACCACGGCTGACGTCGGGATGACGAAAGTCCCGATGCACCCAGACCCTAGCTCTTGCGCGTGGCGATACGCCGTCTTCTCGTCGAGACAGAAGATGAACGGGTGAAGACCGCCGACCTGAACCTGTGGCCGGTAGGCTACCACCGTGTCGTGGACGTGAAGGACGGTGTACTCGTCCAGCTCTTCGTCCTTCATCAGGAAGAGCCGGCGGTGGGGGCGCTTGGACGCAAAGTGTTTCAGCCAGAGTGCGTTGTGCGTCATCAGAGCATTCCGGCTCCAAATGACACCAAGCAGAAACCAGAAGGCTGCGTCCGACAGCTTCTCGTGTGACTTGTCGAAGATCAGCAACAGCTGCTGGACGTTCGTCTTTCGGTCGAGCTGAAGCAGCTCTTCAGCTAGCGCCTCGTCGAACCTCGTCCACCTAGGCTCGACAGCGTCGATATGGATCAACGGGATTACGTTGTCTGGCGCGGCTTCTTGTTCGGTCATGGTCCTTCAGCCTCCGAGAATTCGATACAGCGGAGTGACGTCGGCTTGTCGATGTAGAGACGAGCCTGACAGCGCCACTTGATGCCGTGGGTGACGACGGGGAACTTCAGCACAGTGGTACCCTTCGGCGCCTCCTGCGCCGCTGTGATGAATCCGTTCAGGATGGTGACGGTGGCGCCGTAGGCGACGTCTTTTCCTGGAACGTGAAGACGACGCTGAAACATCTTGTAGTCGCAGTCGATGATGTCGGCGTCGATCATCATCTTCTCGCGCACAGCGATCAACCCGCATTCCACGAGTTCGTTGTTCTCCATCCTCTCTGTTCTAGACTTTCCCATGGTTCTACTTTCTGTAGCGTGTCGTGGTGAAGCCGGCGACTTTGATAGGCAGACCTTCCGCCCACCAAGGCAAGGTCGCCATCAGCTCGCAGAACTCTTCAATCCCAGGATTCGGGAAATCGTCGGCAGCTCGCTCGGCGATCAGTTCGTCATGTACAGTCAGGACAGTCTGCCAGTGGCCGGTGGCTTCGATACGGAGCATCGCTGCTGCCATCAGGTCACGCGAGACAGCCTGCGAGATGTTCTCCGTCAGGCGCCCGCCGTAGGTCTTCTGGAGAGACCACTGACGGGTCTTGCTGTCCACGCCTTGGTAACGGATGACCCGGATCTTGTCCTGGCCTCCCCAGGGTGCGCGTTCCCAGCCGACAGACGGCTTGTAGTAGCAAAGCTTCCGTCCGCTCGGTAGCTCGGCGCAGAGGTAGTCGCCTTGCATAGACCACGCCACTCGATTGACCGTGTACTTCTTCCCTCTGTTCTCAATCGCTGCCATCGCTGCCTTGGAGTAGTTGCTCCACAGCTTGACCACAGGCGAGTGAACCTGGCGGTACGTCCTGACGGCAGCTATGGCTAGATCTTCGCTGATCTTCTGCCCAAGGTTCTCGCAGGACGCGCGGAACTTCTCGGCGCCCATCTGGTAGCCACAGCCGAGAGTCGCCGTCTTCCCGACGAAGCGCTGGTCCTGTGTCACGTCAGCCAGATCAACGCCGAAGATCTCGGTCGCCAGCTCTTCGTAAAGAGGCTTGTTGTCCCTGAAGGCTTGGAGCCCTGCCTCGTGTCTCGCAAGCCAGAAGAGGACACGCACTTCGATGGAGGCGTAGTCGGCAACGTCTAGAACCTTACCCTTCGGTGCAACGATCATCCCGCGAAGGCAGGACGAGAAGAAGGACATCGGATCGCCGTAGCAGAGCCTGATCATCTCGAGGTCGAGATCCTTGATCATGGCGATGGCTTGATCGGTGTCCTTGATCTTACCGCGCGGGAAGTTCTGTGGCTGGACACCAAGTCCGCCCCATCTTCCGGTACCGGCTGCGTGGTACATCAGGATGTCGCGGAGCCGGCTGTCCGTTCTGCTGCGCTTCTCGAACGCCATGTACTTCGCCGTGGACGTCTTCGAGATAGCTTGCCGTATCTCGAGAAGGCGCTTGGCCTTCCCTTCGACAAGACCAGCTTCGATGGCACCAGAGATTGTCTTTGCCTGGGTGTTGAGAAGGACGGCGCCGTTCGCCTTGAGCCAGCTGAGCGTAGCGGCTCGCTGGTTGGTGGACTGGACCTGTCCTCCCGTCAGCTTCCTCGTCTCGTTGGTCAGAGCGACAGTCTCTTCTTCGATAAGCTTCAGCGCGCACTTGACGGCTTTCCGGTCAACGTGGAACCCGCGCATGTTGATGGCTTGGTCGAGAAGCCAGACGTCGCGCTCGGTCTGGTGGAGCGGCGGCAGCTTGAGGAAGAGCCCGGTCTCGGCGAGTACGTCCTTCACGCAGTACTCGATGATTTTCCGTAGCTCGTCTTCGTCCGTGTGGCGGGTCTCTGGATTGTTCTTTGTCGGCTTCCTCGGCTTGCAATGCTTGAGCATCAGCCGATGGCCTTCCTTGTCCTTCTGATGCGGCAGCTTCAGAACCTTGCACGCGCCTTCGAGGTTTCGCGGAAGGGAGCGCGCAGCAGCCATGGACGCGGTACATATCCATCTGTCGGTGGGGATCTCCCTGATGTCGTGCATCAGACATTTCCGGCCAACGACGTAGCGAGTGATCAGCTGCTCGAAGAGTGCGTTGTGCGCCACGAGGACCGTCGTTGGCTCTTGAAGCGCATCAAGGAACTCGAGGAAGTCTCCAGCGGACTCTTCGTGCGTGATCGTCGGCGAGTAGGAGCGAACGCGCACAGCTGTCCCAGCGGCAAGTTCTTCCTTGGTGCCGATGACCCACGCTACGCAGAGGAGCTTAGTAGACGGGTGACGCGCGTACTCGTAGGCGCCCACCTTCTTCAGGTCTGCCTCTGAGAAGGTCTCGTAGTCCATGATCATGTAACGTATAGCCACGACGAATACCTTCTACGAAGGAGACACCAGAAGGCCGGATTGGGTACCGACCGGCGCTTCCCCTGTCCCGAAGGACAGCATCCCTACCGCGTGTAGGGAACGCTTCTGGCGATCGAACTCTAGAAGCCTTCTTCGCTGTCACCGTCTTCGTCGTCTTCACCGCTATCGTCGTAGTTGTCTTCGTCCTCTGACTCGTCTTCAACCTCGTCGAAGACTTCCTCAGCGGGACGGGCGCCGCTGAACGGATCACCGTCCCGCAGCTTTTGGATGTTCTTGAGACCGAACGCCACGCCTTTGTTGCCCTTGGTGTCGTAGGCATAGGCCAGCAGCTCAGCGCGAGCGTAACAGCCAGCGTAGAACTCTTCGTCGGTCGAGAGCCTGTTCTTCTTTCCGTCGATCAAGCCTGGCTTCGTCTTGCTGGTCGCAGCAACGAAGATGACGTTCTCGCCATAGCCGTCAGTGCCTTCGCGCTCGGCGCCGTCACGGAAGGGGGAGCGAAGCTTCTTCGGCCACTTCGTCTTGTCGGCTCCCCACTTCTCCACCTTTGCACTGAAGGCTGCCTTTTTGAGCGCCGTCAGATCAGTCTTTTTGCTGAAGAGCATCGTCAGGCCGAACTTAGCTTCCTGCTCGTCGAAGGACTTGGCCTTGAACACAGCCGGGTAGCTGACGCGGAACTCTGGCGTAAGGCACTTCTTCTTCTCGATGTCCATCTTCTTTGCCATGACTTGTCGTTCCTTTTTCGAGAGTGTCGAGAGTTTCGAGAGCGTTGCTGCCTGGGCGGTTTGACCCTCCTTCTGGTAGCCTTCCTACTTCCGACGTTTAAGGACTCTACCGCTTCTCGCGCCAGCTGCTTTACGGCGGCTGGCGCCTTTAGCGACTGCTCTGGCCTTCTTCTTTTTCTTCCCGGCCACTCGACGCGCAGCTTTCTTCTTCGTCTTCTTTTTCACCTTGTCTTTCCTCCCTTGAAGCTTAGCAATCCGGCGCTCGGTATCACTGATCGACTTGGTGAAGTCGATCTTTCTTTCACGCAGCTTCTGCTCAGCTGTCGCGATTGTCTTCTTCGTCTCTTGCTCGAAAGCCTTCAGCGAAGCCTTGTCCTCTTTGATCCCTTGCTTCATGTCGGCGACTTGCGACCTAACAAAGCCTTTGCGTCCCCCAGGTGTAGCGTTGTGCTCAGCGACGATCTTAGGTCCGTCGTCAGACCATTCATCGCCGAAGACGTCAGACGCTTTGATGGCGGCGATCTGCTCGCCGTCGAGTAACTGGCCCGGCGTCACATCGTCGGCGACGAGGTCAGCCGTTCGCTCTGCTGTCACGACGTCTGGGTACACCACAGCCTTGTTGAGCAGGTCGGTGACAGACGAGGACTTGTTCATCTCCTCGACGGAGACGAAATGCCCATCCGCTAGAAGGTGGATCTTCCCTTCCCGCGACACGCCGAGGAGCGCTCTCTTCTTGAATTGAGCCGCAGACTTGAAATCGCCTAGATGCATCTCGGTCATGGCTTCTTTGCCTTTCGCTTCTTGGTTTCGGTCAACGGCTCGGTGCCGTCTTCAGTTAGCTCGGGGAGATCTGGGAACGCAGCTTCGGCTGGGTTTACTGCGGGACGAGGATCGTCTTCTCGGACCATCGTCAGACCGCTGCTCTCTTTGGTGACGTGTTCTTTCAGCCACGCCTGCGATTCGGTGGGGAACAGCTTCTTTAGCTTCACCTCGAGCTGAGCCGGCGAGAGAAGCTTCGGCTCTGTAAAGGCGACCATACCGAACTTCTTCTCAGCCTCGTACTCGGCGCGCATCTCGTCTGCCCACTTCCGAGACGCTCTCTTCTGAACCAGCTTATAGCCTTCGATCGTCTCGCCTCGTTGGAGCGCAGCAGCTGCGTAGTCCTCTACCTGGGAGATCCAGCTCTTTAGCTTCCCGGCAGCTTGAAGGATCTGCGCCAGCTTCGGCACCGTCCTAGGCTCTGGCAGATTCCCTTGGATCTGGTAGTCATCGTCGAAGACGATCTCTGCCTCCCTCGCAGCCTCCGTCGAGATCTGCGGACAGATGACGGCAGCCGGGCAGTAGCGGCAGTGCTTGCCTGTCGCGAGAGGAGCGTCCTTCTCCTTGGTGGCGAGAGCACCGTCGGTGAAGATGAAGCGCCAGATCTTGAGCGTGTCGATGTCGGTCGTCCAAGACCTAATGAACTCGCCTGACTCGTGGTGGGCGCGAGGCTGGATGATGACCAGCTCGACCGAGTCGAAGGCATAGTCGTAGGTGTGCGCGATGCCGAGCGCATAGTAGAGAAGCTGAGCGTTGTTCTCTGGGTCTACCGCGATTCCGGCGCCATGCTTGTAGTCGATGACGACGAGACGAGGCTTCTTCGTCAGCATCGAGTCTTCGGCAAGCGCGACGTCAAGCGTCCCGAACATTTCTGGTCCGACGAAAGTCAGGTCTACCTTCGTCTCGATCAAGACCTCAGCTTCCGGCATCTCCTCGATGCGTCCGAGGATGTAGTAGACCGCTGTCAGGCAGTGATCGACCATATCGGCCGGATACTTCTCCTTCGCCATCTTGACAGCGATCTTAAGCTTCTTCCTGTTGCCGAGTAGGAACTCCAGACACTCGTGTGCCAGGGTGCCTTCTTCTGCGTAGGAACTCGAGACCGAGGGGGGAGCTAGCTCGGACAAGGCGATAGAGCCTGGACACGAGAGCCACCGCTCGGCTCCGGACGCCGAGAGTACCGCGTGTTCCCTGTCTTGATGCTTGTCCGAGCTAGCCATGTGGAAGCGCCTCTAGCGGGTGGGAGCTAGACCTTGAGCATCTTCGCGACAAGGCCGTACTGCGAAGGCTTGAGGTCGGAGACGTTGGTGACATTCATCTTCTTGAGGACTTTGACAGCCTCCGGACGACCATGCTTTTTGCCATAGGCACGGAACATGCCGATCAGGTCTTCCTTCGAGATGTCGCCTTTGGCGGCGGCACCAGCTTTGCTCTTCTTCGCCTTAGGCTCTTCCTCTTCTTCAGCCTCGTCGTCGTCCGACTCTTCCGTCTCGTCCTCGTCGTCCGACTCTTCTTCGGTGTCCTCGTCGTCGTCCGACTCTTCCGTCTCGTCCTCGTCGTCAGACGCTTCTTCGGTGTCCTCAAAGTCCTCGTCGTCTTCCGGCTCGGCCTCTTTCTTCTTACGGCCTGGCTTTTTCTTAGCAGCCGGCTCTTCGACGGCTTTGGCCTTTGCAGCCTTCGCCGGCTTTCCGCCTTTCGTAGCAGCGCCCGCGCGAAGGAGCGCAGCCGCTTGTTCGAGCGTGTCGGCGCCTGCGAGGGTGAACGGAACGCTGACGGTAACGATCGACCTGGATGCTTGGGTTTCCATTACTACCTGATCTCCACTTGGTTAAACGCTCTCACTGCGAAGGCGTTCTAGATTGAGCTGCTTGATGGCTTCGGGAGTCCTAGGCTTCGGCACCATGCTTGGTGTGTTTTCGACTCGGCTTCTGGCGGGTCGGTCTTCCACTCGCCCTTGACGTACCTGTTGTAGCTCGTCCGCGCCTCGAGATGGACAGGGCAGGCTCGGTTTGCCGGCGAGCGGAAGTTGAAGCCGAACTCGGTGCAGTACGCCTCGAACGACATGCGCGGAACTGCCTGCGGCTTGTGGTCTTGGACCGTCGTCGATGCCAAGACATCAGCTTCCGGTGGCGTTTGGTCTTCCGTCTCTGACATCAGATGTGCCTCATGGTTTCAGATTTCCGAAGGAGTTCCTGCATCACGGCAGCGTCGAGCGAGTTTCTATGAACGACGTGTTGAACGAGTACCGGCTCTGTCTGACCGATCCGGTGTGCCCTGTCTCCCGCTTGCTTGTTCTCGCCGGGAGTCCACATGTCCTCGTGCATGATGACGCGCCTTGCCTTTGTCAGAGTCAGCCCCACGCCAGCAGCCTGGATGTTCCCGATGAAGAGGCGAAGATGCTTGCTCGTCTGAAACGCTTTGACGAGAGCGTGACGCTTTGCTGTCGGGACGTCGCCTGTAATGACAATTGGATCGTAGTCGTAAAGCTTTTTTACGAGTTCCGCAATCGCTTCCTTGTGGATGCCGAACAGAAGAACGCTCGCGTTTGTCGTGTCAAGGATGTCGCTGACATACTCGGCCGTGAAGCCGACCTTGTGGAGCGCAAGCATCCTTCGGTACGTCGCCATCGGTAGCGCCGTCTCGAAGACGCCGAGCTGACCGGCGATGACCTGCTTCATCAGGTCTGCCGGGGAATACTTCCGAAGGATCTGCCGGCTGATCCCGGCGAGTGACGGTGGCATGTCCTCGCCGACGAAGAGCAGCTCTTCGGTCTTCGGTGGAAGGTCTAGCTTGTCCTTTCGGAGACGGTACATGAACGGACCTGTCGGATGCTTCACCCGCTTGGCCAGCTCTTTCATGTTGGAGGCGCCGCTGAAGTCCCAGCCGTAGGCCGAGCGGAAGCCGGCGCAGTACTTCTCGCCGAAGGCTTGTTCGGTCATGAATTCGATCGTCTCTGGCGCTACACGAGACAGCGTGTGGAAGAGTTCGATCGGCCTGTTCGGCATTGGTGTCCCAGACAGGAGTACCGTCTTGTCGAAGATCGACGTCAGACCGTACTTCCGCGTGAAGCTTCCGTAGCCACTACCGTAGAGAGCCTTTGAGCGCTTCGCAGCCTTCGTCTTGAAACGCTGAGCCTCGTCGATGAAGAGAACGGCTCGCCTGTGGGAGCAGACGTGACGCTCGACCACCTCGACGACCTTGGGCCTCGTCATGACGCTGTCTGAGACGATCAGCACTTGAGCGTCGCTGAAGTAACGCTTGTCGGTAAGATCGGTCTTCGCTGACACCACAGCTGTCTGGAGACCGGGCGCCCACTTCTTGAACTCTTCTTCCGTGTTGAGCGTCAGGAACTGTGGGCAGATGTAGACGACGCACCACGTCTTCAAGGTGGCAGCGACGACGGCGGCAACGACCGTCTTACCGAGACCTGGGTCAAGCGCTAGGTAGGACTTGTTGCGCTCGAGCGCGAACTTGCACGCCTTAGGCTGAAACGGTTTCAGCTCGAGATCCCTTGGGAGCTGTAGCGGCTTAGACCAAGGAGATACTGTGATTAGGACTTTGTCGATTTCATCTCTGGTCACTTGATCGGCGTAGGCTCGGAGTCTAGCCGCTACAGCAGGATTGTAGGTCGTCCAACAGCGCCGCTCCTTCACGAACCTGAAGCCAGCTTCCTTCGGGACATGCCTGTCCTGAAAGTTCGTCCGGCAGACGAAGAGCGGGGACTCGAATGTCAGAGCGACTGTCATGGCTCAGTGGACGCTTGTGCTTTCCATGGCGTCCACGCTCTCCATGAGGCAGATGGCGTGGATCTCGGACTTGATCAGGTCAGCCGTCCTTCGCGCGTCAACACGCGCGAGTTCTTCTGACGCAAAGACGGACTCGGACAACATGGTCTTCTCGGTCTCGTCAGGATAGGTGACACGCACGGCACCACGCCAGCCGTTTTCTTTCGTGTCGAAGCCGACGCCGACTGAAAGCTTTACGTCGATGTGGAGAACCTCCATCAGTCAATCACCTGTAGACGGAGCAGCGAGAGCCGGCGCTTCTCTAGGTACTCAGCCTTCAGACGCAGCTGCTCGATGTACTCGGTGTGACGGCGGTGGCCGTGATGCTTGAACGGAGGCGAGCGCTCTTTTACCGCGATGGTCGAGCGTATCGTGATGATCTGCTCAGTCAGCTTGTTCATCCTCTCAACGTACATCAGATTCATCGCTTCACCATTCGCTTTGCGGCCATTGCCGCGCCACCTTGGGCCAGAATCCAGTACTTGACCATCAGCTTGGAGTCTTTGCCGAGCACGCTGTCTAGCTGTCTGTGATGGCTTACGCAGAGATAAGCCCAAACGGCTCCGTTAGCGTCTACCTGCGGTACAGCAGCAGGCTCATCACAATCTTTCCAAGTACACGTCCTCATCCCCTTGGTGCCCTAGGCAACGGATCGCCTCCACCGTTCCACAGTCTGACGGCGTCTGGCC